GCCAGTTACACGCATTTTTCTAAAGTAAGGGTTTTCACCTTGACCAAGACCTTTACCAGCTTTTTCACCAGATTCTGTGTTAGCAGCAAATGGGTTAGCAGTAATACCGTAGCGAGTCTTTAATCCAATTTTAGGTTGGAAACTATCTTCACCAACAGCACGAACCATTTCTAGTGGTACGTATGGGCAGTAATAAATACCAGCATCCCATGCGTTAGCACCACGGTAAGCAACTGTTACATAATCGATAGAAGCATACGGGTCAATATATACAGGATATTTACCCATTAACATACCAGCGTATGTTTGGCTTGAAGGGTCAACATTAAGCATCGTTTCAAAACGTGGGTTATGATCCAAAATACCAACCATTGCTAATGCACTTGCTATGTTAGCTGAAGTAATTATACGGTTAGCTCTGCCTCTGCGAGTATCCAAAGAAACTTGGTTAGCTTCTTTTTCAAGTTGAAATACAAAAGCTTTCCACTTCTCAACAAACCAACGTCCGTCTGTGTCTGCATCTAGGTCGAATGAACCAGGTGTAGCTGCATCTTGTGCTCCAATTACAGCCGCAATATTAACACGACGCAACATCTCTTTATCTTGCTCAGATACCATTTCAGTAGTTAAGATATTCGCCAACTCTTGCTCTGCTGACATACCGTGAACGGCTTTCATGTCATATTGCAGTTCTCTACTAAATTCGCCTTTAAGTGCTCTAGATTCAGCAACAACATTTGTTTTTTCAATGCTGAATGCCATTTCTGCAAAAGAACCACCGGATGTAGTACCCAAAGCTTCTGCAGTACTAGTATTCATACCAGTACCAGTAGAAGTACCATTAGCCGGATCACTTGCACCAAACGCATCTGCAGCAAAACCTGATGTATCGCCAGCTTGTATTCCTGTACCACTAAAAGCAGTATTAGGTTCTCCAAACAAAGCTTCACCACCAGTTTGGCTAGCATAGCGTGATCTAATTGCAAAGATAAGCTGTGATGGTTGTGTCATTGGTTGCACACCAGCAATATCAAAAGCCATAAGCTTAGGAGTACCACGACGTACCATGTTAATCAACACAGTATCATAAGTAGCAATGCCAGCGCCAGTTACGTTAGCTTGATCAGCTGACTCTCTTAATTCGTTTACTTGGTTACCAAGAACGGTTTCAGTAACACGATCACGGTAGTTAGTATCAATGCTAGGAGCTTCTGCCGCCATAACTTTTTTTACTGTTTCCTTAACTTGTTCGTTAAGCATTTGTATTACCTCTTTTTATTATTCTTATTCGTTATAGTTATTTATAAAACTTTGTTTTTAAACTTATTTACTAATTGATTCAGTAATACTTAAAAGGAATTTATCAGTAATACCTGAAACAGGCTTAACTTCTTCTTCCAGTTTAATGTCTACGTCACCAGCTGGGATAAGCTTTTCAACTAAAGAGTTAACCTTTTCCGCAAAAATTTCTTTACTTTCAAATGTTAGCTTATTAGATGCTTCAACAACCTTTTCTTTATCAACTTCTGTTAACGTTGAAAGTTCTCTTTCTATCACTAGTGAGCGACTCAACGTTTCAATTTCTTTTGATAATTCAAATCCATTTTTAATAGACTCGTCAAGTTCAACTGTCTTGTCTACTACAGCTTGTTTAGCTTCAGCAATTTTAGATGCTGAATCTTCGTCTACTGTTACTCCATGCTCGGTCATTAATGCGCTAAATCCACTTAACAAACCTTCAGCTATTTCTACTTTTGCCGCGTCAACTAAATTCTTATTTTGTTCTTCAATATAAGAAGTGGCAACGTAACCTAAATACTCATTTACTTTTTTATCCATTGAAGGAATTACTTCATCAGTAATATAGTTTGCTGTTTCTTCTTCAAGTTTTGCAATTTTAGCATCAATGGCTTCCGCAACTTGAGTTTCAATAACAACTCTATTCTCTTCTAGTGCTGATGCAACTTTTACTTCTACAGCTTCAGACACGGCTGCATCAAAAGTCTCAGACAGAACTAATTGTGCTTCTTCACTTAAACTTGCGCTTCCAAGCAATTTTTTAATCTGCTCTGACATTGTTATACCTCTATTTTATTATAGTTATTTACTTATTATTTATAATGTTTTTTATTTACGTTATTCGTCTGCTATATCGTCAAACA